GGGCCCAATGTCAAAAGCCACCCACTCTGCCACATCGCCAGGAGTCTGTTGGAGCACCATGCCCTCATACTTCGTCGACCCTTCTGTGTGGTGCGACGCATAGCCAGCTATTAGTGCAGTGAGGTCATCCACGGCCAACAGAGCCCGTTTCTTCATTCCAGGCTCAGGCTTAGTTGAGCCACGGGCTACAGCTTTGGGTTCTTCAGCCAGTTGCTCCCGCAGGCGACCCTCCGTCCAGTTCTCCATGGCCACGGGTTTGACAGGCCTCAGCTGCATATCCAGGCGCGGATCCTGGCCAGCTAGTTTGTGTTTGAGGGCAGCTCCTTCAGACGTGGTGCCCCGTGGTGCATGCCACCACCTTTGCGTGAAGAACTCCTCAAAGCTGCCAGCTTTCCACTTGACAGCGGACACGACTCGTACTGCCACATCATCAAGGGTCTTTTCCCTGATCCTCCTGTAGGCTGCTGATGACACCACGCCACCATAGTAACCGCGTTTTGCAGTGGTGGGCCTTGTGCGCTCGACAACCTCCTTGGCCCAATCGGCCTGGGCGTCAGTGCGTCCAGCCAAACTAACCAGCCTACGCATCTTGAAGGCGAGTCTGAGTTCAGTGGGCCCACGTCCAAAAATTTGTCCCAGCCTGCGGCATTCGTTGGCAAACGGCTTGACAAGATCTGGCCATAGATGGAGTGGTACACGATGAAGTGGGATCGTCCCGCACACATATTGACCAACCTCCGTCGTCAACCATATGCACAATGCCGCAACTGCATAGTCGAGCTCGCCTCGCTGAGCGTGCAGGGCCTGAGTAATGTGGGGCCATTCCTGCAATCCTAAGCGGATAATGGTTACGACTGTGACCTTAGCCATGTCACTATACCGCTTTGGGGGGTGCTCATACCAGACCAATGCTTCTCTCTCGGCCACAGGGGTGTCGCACGGCTCCAGTGCAGCCTCAATAATAGGGTTCGCATCTGGGTGCATGCCCAATTCAACAGCATCCTCTACCGCCACCACCGGGCACGCAGATACTCGAAGCGAGGCCTGGCAACAGCGGGGAAGCCGCATCATTCGCTGCCCGAAGCTGCGGAACGCCCCGGCGGTCCGAATCCAATAGTCTCCTCCAAGCCCTGTACTTCGCCCACACTTTCCACAGCTGCTGATGGGCTCGCTGAGTCGGGGCCGGATGTGGGCGGCCCAAAATCCGCTGGGGATTCAGCAGGCCCCTCGGGATCATCCTCAGCCTCTGCCACAACAGTCACTGAGGCCCCAAGGGCTTCCCCAAGTGTTGGTTGATCAGGTGGTGGGGAGGAGGAGGAAGGGGGAGGGGGAGG